GGTTCCCCGGCATGGTGTCACCCTCGCGGCGGCAGGGCCGCCCAGGCGATGGCGCGGCACAGTTCGGCAAATTCCTTCCGCAGTTCCGGCGTCACCGTCACCACGTCCTTGCCGATCACGTTGGCAAACGCGGCCTCGGTCGCCTCCCGCAGCCCGGCGTACTTGCCCGGCTGGTTGCCACCGATCCGACGCCAGCCAATGTCGAGAGCCAGAACGACGAACGCCCGCAGCGAGCGAGTGTCGGTGAAGACCACCTCGCCCACGATGGCATCGCCGCCGACCACGACCGCCGCCTTCGTCCACAACTGCGCCCAAAGCATGCGGTCTGACATAGGGGCAGAGGCGAACGCATCTGCCACCGGCTTCACTTTCAACTGCATCGCATCACTCGGCGTCTCGACCTTCACCGACTGCACCACGCCCGGCAACGCCAGCGACGGCATCGGCACCTTGCCCCACGCCGCCGCGACAATCAGAGCGGCTGCTGCAATCCGTGCGAGGAGTCCGGCTTTTTCTTTGCCGGCTTCCAACGCACGGTGCGCGAGGGCTTGGATTTGTGCCCGGTAGGGAGCAAGCAATAGAGCCGCCGCAGCAAGTACGGCAGCGGCACGAAGCGAAGAGTCATTCACCGACGCATCCCTTCGATCTTGTCCACGGCCCACCTGACCAGCTGCTCGCCCTCTTTGGTTTTGAGCAGGGCCGCGACGTGCTTTACCAACTCGTCGTCCAGGCCGCTGTCGGTCTTGCTTGCCAGCCATTCGCACGCTTCTCCAACCACAACCGCCTTGGCATACGGATCAAACGCCGAGAGGTAGCGCTGCCCGAACGTCAGGAGCGGGGCGAAAGAATTCAGCAGCGCGAGCTTCTCCCAAATGGTGAGGTTCGCACCGTACTGCCCGACTTCCTCGGGCGTCATTTCAAAAGCGGGCATGGGCGTCAGTCCTCCTTCTCAGAGTCTGCCGGTTCATCGCCCGCCTCTGGCAGAGGGAAAACGACCGTGTCGTTTATCCAGTCCCAGAGGTAATCCCACGTGGCTTTTGCGTCCTCGCGCACTTCGGCAAGCGAAAGCGTGTACGGCTGCCGCCAGATTTCCTCGGCCTCCCCGACGACCTTACCGCCCTCGGTCTCCATCCTGGCGTAGATGTAACGACGCCCAAACTCGAGCGTGATCCGCCGGTCGATGTAGTCCTTGTCGGCGGGCATCAGTCATCCCACGACTCCATCGCGTCGCGGGCCTCGTCGGTGAGTTCAATTCTGGTGAGCGAAAACATCGTCGGCTTCGTCACCTGCCGCTCATGTCGCGTCGCTTCCGTCCACGATATTTGCACGCAGGTCACTCTTGCAGCGATCATCGGCGCGAGACTCAGGCTCGACTCCGATGCCGCAATCTCCTCTGGCGTCGGTGCCGCAAGCCGCTCAGGCTTCTTCCGCAGCTTGCGGTCGTGACGCTTCGGCAGATGCCAGTAGTCACGAAGACGCACGACTTGGTCGCGGCTCACCGAGTAGCGGTCGCACAGATCACGCATCGTCACATGCGCCATCCAGTCGGCGTGAAACGCGGTGACGACGATGGTGGCGGTGTTACCGCGTGGCATCCTTGCTGCTCATTTTTTCTTTCGAGTCTTTGCAGGAGCCGTGATCCTAGCCGCGTATGCAAATCCAAACATTCGCTGCGGCTCTGGAGGCTTTGCGCCCTTTTTGACGTTGTCCATGGCCCACATTGGCCTGAGATTCTTGTAGTTGAACGCAGCTAATTGCTGCTTTTCATCGCGCAAATCAAAAAGAGCAAGCGGGATGATGTGATCTATGTGCCACTTCCCTCTGTTATCCCAGCTCATTCCGTCCGTAAACTGCGACTCAATATGAGCAACCAAAGTATCGATGTCGCATCCGACATATGCGATTGTTCTGCCGCTTTTGGGCTTTTCTCTGTTGTTGAGTACTCCGCACAAGCGAACGCGAACTCTTTGCCGAAGCCAGAACGCATAATCAGTTGAAAGTTTTTTCTTTACATACCGAAGGTTGTATTCCCTTACGCGATCTTTATTCCTTTTCCGCCATGCCGTTTCTCGGACGCGGTCGGCTTTTGCCCTCCGTTTAGCAGCTGCCTTTCCTTGCTCTCGCAGCCTGTCCCTATTGGCCTTGTAATATGCTTTTCTGCTCTCACGAATCCTGTCTGCATTTTTTTCTGCATACTCCCTCGATCTCTGCAAAATCCGATCTTTGTTCGCTTGGTAATAGGCTTTTTCGTATGCGGATCTGGCCCGCTTTCTTGCCAGAAGTTCTTCTTCTTTTGGCTGTGTAGAATCAGCCATAGCCATCTCTCCTATGTCAGTAGGGGTGCTGGTTAGAGACGGCGGCGGGCTGCAATCCCGTCGCCGTTTCGTCTTTTTATACCCCCTCACTAGGCGGATCACAACTGTGCATCCATCGCATAAACGTCCTTTGCGATGGGTTCACGAACATTCGCTTCCCTGTCTTTTTGGCGATAGCGCGATGCGCCGAAGTGTGTTCGCAGTCCGATGAGCCGTCGTACTCCGCGTGCAGGTAATCCTCTGTCCTGTAGATGCAGAGTCCGCCGAACGCGCTGGCGACCACGACTGGAGATGATCCGACAGGCGGAAGCCAGTTGTGTTTCCAGCCTCCTTCTCCTCGCGTGTAGTCGTCAAAATAAACATCTGGCTGACCAATCCCCCTGGCTGCCCAGCAGTCGTAGTGAAGCCAGGAGCGGCTCACCACGGGATGGCCGCGATCGTCTTGCTTTAGCGATGGATGCTCGAGCAGCGACACGCTGGCCATTCCGAACGCACCCTGTAAATCAACCATCCAGCCGATGCCGTTTAGCACGCCGTCATGCCACCAACCGCCCCAGGCGTCGAAGTCCACCGCCATCACGTAGTCGCAGTCGGCGGCGTTTTCCCGCACCCATCGCTGGCACGCCGTGCGGTACTCCGCAAGCTGCACCGTTCGACGCCCGCCGAACTCGCCGCTGTAGCTCTCTCGCCCGAGACGCTGTGAAGCGAACGTCGCCTGCCGATACTCTGAGGCGAAGTCGGCGAGCACCTGCACTGTGTCGTCGGCCGAGTCGTTTTCCTCAATGTGCAGCCGCCACGACTCACACTCGCCGGCTATCCGCAGCACGCGAGACAGGTTGCCGGCGAGGGCCGATGCACAGTCGCGGGCCAGCCCGACGAAGCACACCTTGGCATGCCGCAGCCGGTAGCGGCCAAGCTGCACCTGGGCTGCGTAGTCTGCCGCGAACTCCGGCAGCGGCAGCACCAGATGCTCATGCACCTGCGGCGCGGGAGGCAAGATCGCGGATCGTTCCAAGCCTGTCGGCATATTGGGTCACGTGCATGAAGTAAGGACTGTCGCACTTGCGTCGGTCTGCTGGGTGATGGTTCCACTCAGGCCCGAGAAACGTTGTGCGGTGATAGAGCGTGGTCGGTGTGTCAAGCCGGCCGACCGGCCCCGGCTCTACCGCGTAGCCCATCAGCCGCATGATGGCGGCCTGCTCCCACCACGGGTGATGCGGGAACTCTGCCCCAATGTTCCACGCCTTGAGCAGCACGTCTTGCATAGCCTGCGTCACGGCCCACACGCCGCAGTTCGGGACGCGCCCGCACTCGGTGTGATGTTCAACAAGAGCGTGATCCGTATCGGGCCTCAACTCTACGAACACATCATGCCACGGCTGGATGATCACAACATCGGCATCGAGCCAGAGTACGCGGTCAAAATAGCCGAGCATGCCATGAACAACAGGTAACTTGCTCCACGACGCAGGCCGTTGGCTCTGCAACTCAAACGACCGAAACTCACAGCCGTGTCGCTCCGCATACTTCGCCATGAGCGGAGCCGTGATCTCGCTCATCTGCCGATGCTCGTCGCCGCTCCATCCTGTGACGATGCACGCTTTCACTTGACCCCCACGAACATCTGCCGGCCGCGAGCGTCAGGCTCAAGAACCATCGTGCGGCCGAAGCGCTTGGCTATTGCGGACTGCGAGGTCGGCGACAGCTGCTCCCAATCGTGAATCGCGAGCGTGTCGCACAGCCCGGCCGCAGTGAGGTACTCAGGCAAAACGGCATCGCCATGGCATGCGTCGTGAAAGATCATGTCCCACGGCTCCAGCCCAAGCTGGCAATCACGCAGGAACCGCCCGGCATCGGCCTGCACCGGCTGGATGTTCTCCAGTTCGAGCAGCGCCCAGTACGCCACGCGATCCGCCTCACAAACCGTGTCGCACAGATCCACGCTGACGACCATCGACTCTGGAGCCGCGATGGCGAGCGCCGCCGTACTGATGCCGGCGTGGCTCCCAAGCTCAAGAATCCGCCAGCCATCCTGGCCGGCGACGATCTCGCACAGAAACGCAATGTGCTCTCGCGCAGTCGTCATCTGGTGCGAGTCATCGACGCCGGCCAGGTATTCCTCATAGGTCATGGCGTCACTCGTAGCGGATCACGGCGAACCAGCCGCGGCGAACTGGCGACCACGCCACCGCTTTCTCAACGATGCGATACCGCCCGTAGTAGCAGCACGACCGCAGGGCCGCATCGGGGCCAGCCGTCGAGAATCCGATCCCTTCACGCCGCCCGCCGTTGCGGCCACAGTGCCGCAGGATGCCCGTGCGTGCCATCTCGTCGGCATCGATCTGGGCCGACGAGATATTCACGCGGCGAGCGTAGATGTTCGTGTCGGCGGAAGCCGAGCACGCGAGCATGGCCAGGGCAAGAGTCAGGATGAAACGCATGGTCACTCTCCGTGGTGAAATTCGCCCGTCCGTGGGCGACGTGCGGAGAGTCTGCCGAGAGTGTCAAGCGATCCGAACCGTCGTGCGGCCTTGGTTGCCGTAGCTCTTCTCGACCACCACTCGCCCGACCTGCGTATCGTCCACCCACGCCACGCCATTCAAGGCGTCCTCTATCCCCTTGAGGCAGTTCGAGCAGTCCGCCCGCGGCAGCTTCGGAGCCGTTGCCTTCAGCCCGCTCTTCAGGAAGTGGCTCTTCGGGCGGGCGAACACGAGATCGACAATCAGCGTGATTGGGGCCGCGTCAGTCGGCGTCGCACCGGCCTGCCGGGCGGCGGCAGCAATCGCCGCCCGGTAGGAGTGAATCGGATGGCTTGCAGGCGTATACGCATGCCCGTGCCGGCCGCGAGTGGAGATGCGTGGCCGCGGCTGCGGCACTGGATCGCCCGGCACCTCGAATGAAATCGCTTTCATTCCGGCATCGTGGCGATGCCGTCAAGCAACCCACTCGCCAGCGATCTTCAACTCACGAATTCGCGACAGCACCCACGGCGATAGCTCGAGCGTCTCCATCGGCTCGGGCTCGCCCCAATCGTCTGGACAGCCGCCAATCTCATGGCGAACCACGGCAGCACGCTTCGGCAACGCATGCTTCTTCGCCAGGAGGTACAGCTGCTTGTCGGTGATCCCGAGCTTGCGGGCCACCTCAATCGTCGTCAGCCGCTGGTCGGCCCACGCGGCGAAGAGATTCTTCACTGGTACCGCGCTGGCCCGTTTCATCATGCGGGCGTTTGACTTTCGTACGGGCACTGCATCAAACAATCCGGCCATCGTCGCTTCCTACTTGGTGTGTTGGATGATGCCGCCGCGCCGACCCGATGCCGACGCGGCGGCACTGTCAGTCAATCCTTCGCCAGCGGCATCACGATGCAGCGGCAGTCCTGTGCTCGCAGCACGACCGCCGACTGCTCGTTCTCGGCCTCGATCTCAATCGTCTCCTCGTCATCGAACGACCCGCAGCCGAGCCACTCCGTGACGAACCGCGGGTCGAGGCTCACGCTGCACGTGTCGCCCGACTCGACCAGATCACACGTGCATGACGCCTCGCCGGCCTCGGCAGAACAGCTCGTCAGATGCAGCCCCTCGCCCGTGAAGGCAAACGTCACGCCCTTCGACTGCTCCGAGGTGCAGATCGCGGCCTGCCGGCACGCCGCACGCAGCGCCCCGACCACAGCCGACGACGGCTTCACCGTCCGCGTCGGCTCTACGTCACGCCAGTTCGGGAACCGGCCATCGACTAGCACCGCCCGGATCGTCGTGCCGCCGATCTCGGCCACGATCATCCGGTCACTTGCGTCGATCTGGATGCGGTCATCCGATCCCGCCAGCCGGCACAGCACATCGACCACCCGTCGCGGCACAATCGGGGCTCGCCGCTGCCCGTTCTTCGGCTCACGCACGAAGTCATCGGTGGACACGTCCACCTCGCACTCAGCCACGCACATCCGCCGGCCATCGGTGCCGATAAGCGACAGCATGCCCTTGTAGAACTCGATCAGCACACCACCGAGGGCGTAGCGGCTGCTCTCGTTATCCGTGGCGAAACGGACGGAATTCATCAGCGTGACGAACTGGTCACCCGGCAGATGTACCATCGGCTTCGCGTCCACCTCGCCGGCTGCCGGGAACTCCCGAGCGTCTTCGACAGGCAGTCGCCACTGGCCACGGCCCGAGCGGACGATGCACGACGTGCCGTCCGCCAGTAGTTCCACGGTGTCGCCCTGGTCGAGCGACCCGACGATCTTGGTCAGCCGCTCATGCGGCAGTAGCAGATCCGGCCCGTCATAGCAGTCGAGAGGCGTCGTGATCCGCAGTTCGAGGTCCGTGCCCGTCAGCGTCTCGCCGGAGAGCAAAACGTTCGACAGGATCGGCTTCGGGCTGCGGGCCTGAACAGCCGGGGCCACGGCGTGCAGCGCACGCTTGAGGTCTGCCACCGACACGCTCGTGCCGGTCACACGCTTCTTTCGTTCCTTCGTTGCTGTCGTCATTGCGAGATTCCTTTCTCAACTGGAGTGAAACACCTACCGCCACCCCGAGTGCGAACGTGCACGCGAGGAGAAGTTCGCCAATCGCCACCATCACGAAGTCACTGATGGTCATGCCGCACCGCCTTTCTGTTCGCCGTAGCAGACCCGACGAAGCAAGTCGCGCTCCGCTTCCGCCACCTCCACCGCCGACGCCAGCGTCACGCAGCGGTCGGCGGTCTTGTCGATGGCCTTCGCCGCCAGGAGCAAGACGATGGCGGTCATGTTCACCGTGTGCTCGTCGCGGGCAGCCGCCCGGCACTGCTCCGCGATGTCGCGGAGGCTGAGGGGTTCAAGGCCGCTCATGCGCCACCTCCGACAAGCTCGAGGCCGGCTGGCGTGCGGCGGCTCGTGCGGCCGGAGCGGTCGCAGTAGGTCTGCATCCCGCGTTCGCGGAGTAGCCGTACGTGCGTCTGGCTTGCGTTGGGACTCGCGAAGCCGAAGGCACGGCAGATTTCCCGCCGCGTCGGGCCGTAGCCCTTCTCCGCGATGTAGGAGGCCACCCAGCGGAGGATCTCCACTTGGCGGGTGGTTGGGGGTGGGGATTCGATTGTCGTGGTCATGGTCATGCTCCGATGGCTATTGGCTGGATGTCACCGCTCGGCGTCACGCGGCCGAACTGCGGAATCTCCCCGAGCAGCCGACGCCGTGCGTAATTCAGCAGGCGAACGGCAGATCGCGAGTGCATCTGCGGCAGCTTGTCCAAAACTCGCTGCTCGATGTCGTCAAAGTCAGCAGCCGACGACATGTCGATCAGCACAACGAAGTCTTGCGAAAGCCGCTTGTCTTCGTCGTCGTTGATGTTCAGTTCCAGCTTCGGCTCGGGCTTCGTCGTCTGACGCATCGCTTTCCTCTGCGACAGCCCTAGCTCGCGGTATTCGTCCAGAATCCACTTGAGTTGCGGGTACAGCGTGTCGCGGGTTCGCTTCACGTTCTTCAACGCCGCGTAGAGCAAGTCCTGATCGACTCGCTCGTGGCTCAAGTCGTCCTTCCACAGACGGCGTTCCTCGTCTGACCACTGGCACTGCGGCCAGAGCTGGTTGATCGACGTTCGGTTTTCGTCCCACGTTCTCACAGGTTCCCTCCTGCTGGCTGACGTTCTCGGTGCTTCCGTGCATCATGCTTGGGGTGGTCAAACTCCCCAGCCAAGATCTTGTCTACGAACTCAAAGAACTTCGTGACCGCCAACGGCTTCTCGAAGAACTGGCACCGTGGCAATCGCTCCATTGCCAGCCGTGCGCGATCCAGCCAACCTGGCGTAGCGGCGTAGTCCACCCACGCCGAAGGGGCGATGAGAGGCTCCCAGCGGGCCGCCCGATCCGTGACGTTCCAGAGGGGCACAAACTCAGCCCATGCCTCTGCTGCCCAGCCAGGACGGCGAAACTCGTTTCCGCTGTGTGTGTGTGTGTTTTCTAAGGGAGAAGGGTTAAGGGAATGGGGAGAGGGGAGAAGGGAGAAGGCCCGGCTAGTTCCGGAATTTCCGTGACCGGCCGCGGAAGTTCCGTGACTAGTCATGGAATTTCCGTGACTTTGCGTTTCGCCCGTGTTTTGTGGGGGTTCTGGCAGTCCCTCAGACGTTTCCTTTGGGTGCGGGTTCTGGTGCTTGGCGAACCCGTTCACTTGAACGAACGTCCTGCCGTCAACGGTGTACAGCTGGACAAAGCCGCGGGCCGCAAGCTGCTCCATTAGGCCAGCCACATCGCAGTTGTCGTATGGCAACAGCTGCGCCTTGATCTTGGCGTGGCGGCACTCCATGCGGCCGTCGCGGTCAACGAGCGTCCAGAGGCCAGCGAACAGCAGGCGGGCCAGCGGGTCGCACTCGGCCAGCATGTCATTAGAGAAAAAGCCGGGCTTAAGAAGGCGTGTCCGTGCCATCCGTGGCTCCTTCAGTTTGCGGTGGTCCGGAGTTGATCTCGTCGAGCACCTGGCTTTGAAACTGCGTCCATGACGTGACTCGCTTAGCGAGCCACTCCAGCCACTCAATGCTGACGCCGACGGCCTTGGCGTCCTCTAGCAATTGCATGCATCGCCAATCGTTCAGGTAGCGGCATCGGTTCCGAAGGATGCCGCGGATGTAAAAGAGCTTTGCAGCGCCAGGGTTCTTTTCATCAGCCTTTCGGACGGCCACTACGCGGCCGATCTTCCAGAACCACTCATTCGTGACGCCATCGCGATCATCCTCGACGCGTGATGACTGCATCGCCCTGTCGGCTGCTTCGTGTATCGCGCTACAGATAGCGTCAAACCCGTGGCGTTTGATTAGCTTTCTGATTTCGTCACGCGCGGATGGAGTCCATGTGCAGCCCGCTTGGCCGATTGACTCAAACCAAAGCGACTGGGCCAGATCGACGGCCTGGTCATTGAGGTCAACGAGCGACATATGCCACTGATGCAGCATTTCCAGTTGCTGCCGTCGCTCTTCAAGGTCTTCTAGTTGCGACCGCCGCTTTTCAATCGCGGACGAATCCGAGAGTCGCTTATCCGACTTGCCAGCGTTGCACGCGCGGCAGGCTGTCGCGAGGTTCAGCAAGTCATTGGTGCCACCTGCCGCGACGGGCGTGATGTGGTCAATCTCTAGCACCACGTCAGGGGCCTTGCCGCCACAGTATTGGCACGTGAATGAGTCTCGCTTAAAGACCTCGAACCTCACCGACTTCCGAATTGCTTCTCTTTCCATCTCTTCTTTCCTTTGTGTTCAGCGGCGAGGGTCTTTCAGCATTTGCCGCAAGTTGGCAAACGCCATCTCCATGTCGCGGAAGACTGAGTGGCCCCAAGGCTTGCTATAGAGGTGCATCATCAACAAATCGTCAAACAGCCTCTTGCCCTCAATAAACCCGTAGAGTTGCTTTTCCACCCCTACAGCGTCATCGCAAAAAACGATTGACCACTCTCCGAACGTCTTGTGCACGTACCACCCTTCTTCGTCATCCATGCGCTCAATAAGATCGTGCGGGAAGACAATCGTGTTTGACTTCCTTCCATTGCACGTCTTGCAAGCAGTCACTTTATTGATGTCGTGGTCGCTTCCGCCTCGTGATCTCGGTATCAGGTGATCAACTTCAAGCGCATCTGAACCAGGCATTGCGCCGCAATAGCGGCACGCAAACCTGTCTCTGTGCAAGATCTTGAACCTCGCCGTCCTGTCTTGACGCCATGCAGTCTTCATTCGATTACTCCTTCCTCAACGATCACCACTTCCGCCTTCATCTTCCCCCTCGTCTGCAACCATTCCCTCCGATACGCCTCAAACGAACGCGGCCCAAAGTCCTTGACCCAGTTCACGTACGCGATCACGCACTGCTCGATCTCGGGATCGCGGTTCTGCTCATCTCGCTGCTTGCGTGCGGCGAGTTCATCTCGCTGCTTCTCCTCTTTCCATGACAGTTCTTTGGCCATCCGTAGCTCCTTTTCCATTCCGCCCCGCCGCGTCGAAGCGGCTTTCGCGCCTATCGCGAGGGCGGCCTGCACCTACAGCCACGGGCAGTCAGGAATCGGGAATCGTGCATCAGCCCTGCAATACAACTTGCTGAGGCTGCGTCCTTCGAGAAACGCGCGAAGCGCCGTGCATGAACGCATAAACAACTCCTGCCTCGCTTCACTTCCGCCTGCATTCAGCGGAGTTGTCAGCAGGAACTCACGCAGCTTGATGGCCGCACTCTCGTCCGGTGCAGCACCGACTCCCGAGTGAAGCAAAGACTTGAACCGTTCCAAGTCAACGTGACTCTGAGTGAACCAAGCGGAAGCAATCGCCGCAGACACTGCGGAATTTGAAAGACCCCTGCACGCCTTCGGCGGAACCGCAAACGCCATGGCATCGGCGACGTGCTCGCAAAAAATGGCGAACTTTCCAGTGTCAAAACACTGGTTGTTCCATACCGTCTCGTTCCTTGCCGCGTGGTAGTCCTGCCACAACGCCCGACAAATTGCCACCTCCGTCTGCGACAACTTCATTCCCATGAAGTTGAGGACGTTGGTGATGGAACGCGGCCTGCCACTGTCGATGGCATGAATCAGTTCTTGCGAAAGCCCCCACGTGACCATCATTTCAACAGGCGTATCGCCGCTGGCGATTGCGGCCAAGCGATGCTGACCATCGGCCAAGCTGCCGTCAGCGTAAAAGGCGATGCCTTGGTGCGTTATCTTCCACTTGCCTTCAGCAATTTGCTGACGCATCAGAGAAACGCGATGCTGATTGATCGGCCTGTTGTTCTCGTTCTTAAGCAACCACTCGGATGCCATCTCTGGTGTCACAAGCACGCGCCGCGTCGAAAACCCATCGCACACTGCGGTAGCCATATCTCGTCTCCTTTGCTCTCGCGATTCCTTTCACCAACCCGGCCGCACGTCAACGCGACGCCGCCGCAACTTTCCATTCCCGCTCGTGCCGCCCACTCGCGCTCCTCACCAGCCGGCCCGTCTCAGCGATCAACCCGGCCTTGGCGAGTTCATGCAGCCGCCTCCCGATCTGATGCGGGACTAGGCCGCAACGCGCCGCGATTGCTGACGCACCGCCTGGAGCCGCGGCCAGCGCCTCGAGGATCTGCCGGTGGTGCTCGCCGCGGAACCGCTTGGCATCCGCAGCAGCGATCCGGCTCGTCACCGGGTCGGTGCGGCGAAAGAGCGGGAGGTCTTCTAGGTCTGTTGTCATGTGTCGGCACTCCTTTGCCTTTGTCCGTTTCACATCAACTGAGGAGGCTTCGGAGTCTTGCTCCGCAGCTGGGACCAATCGCAATATGCCTGCTCGAAAAGTGCAGGCGACCGATGCCCGAGGTGAAGCCGGCCTGAGCCAGCCTGGGCCATCTCGCAATGAGTCGCTGAAGAACGCCTCAGGAACTTCGACGTGCCAGCGACTCCGCAGCCGTCGAGGTGCGACCGCATGATCCGCATGCATTGGCGAGGCTTGGCCACCCACCCCAGAATCCGCCCGTCGGGCGAGCGGGCCAGCATAGCGTGCACGGCTTCAAGGCACGCAGGGGAAAGGGTTCGCGTCAACGGATCGCCCGTCTTGCTCTGCGTCCACGAAAGCGAATCGCCGTCGAGCTGGTCGCCGCGGAACGACATGACATCTCCGAACCTCGCGCCGGTTTCGTAGCCAAGAAGCAGCCACGCTCGCAAAAACGTGCCGTGATCGGCACCGCTGCGCAGTCGCTTGCCATCATGCTTGCTCGCGTTGGCGACGACGGCCTGGAGTTGCGATACCGTCCACGCCTTCGTGGGCTTGCGGCGAGCCTTCATCCGCATCACGCCGCGAGGCGCGACATCCATCAAGCCGGTTTCGTAAGCCCAGCGCCAGAGCGAAAGCAGGATCGTCCGCTCACTGCGGACGGTGATGCCGCTGACCTTCTCAACGCGGGCCAGCAAGTAGCGGTTGATCCGCTCGGCCGCGACGACGCCCGCGCGTCCAGCAATCCGCCTCACATTGTGCGAGTAGAGATTGGAGACATGTCGCTCAGCGAGATAGAGCGGTGCGATCTCTGAGAATGTCGTGGGCGTGCTCATTGCAGGTATTCCATTCCTTCCGTGTATTGGCCGCGTGACGTGCGGCATCCGGTCGAGTTACTCTTGGGAGGCGCGAGCCTCGACTGCGGTGGTCTGTGCGATACTCCCGCGGAACGACCCATGCGGCTCCGATGACAGCCGCTCGGCAAGGGTGTGCCGGTCGCAAAGTCAGTAGCCAAGACGATCCGCCAACGCTTCCTCTTGCTCCGTGCGTGGTCCGTTCGTGCCACCTCGCAGCCGCACCGGCGGCAGGTTTCGCCACCGCTCGCGAGCCGCCGCCTCTCGCCTCCGCTCCTCGATGGCTTCTGCTCGCGACTCCTCTTCGATGTCGCGATCAATGGAATCGAGGTAGGCGTTCCATCGCCGGTTCGACTGCATCCGATCCTCGTCAGGTTCGCGGTCGTCAGCGTCCATGCGTCTCGTCTTTCGATCAGAAGGGGATGTGGTCAGCATCAACCGCAACCTTCGCGGCTGCCGTTCGCGGTGCCGCCTTCGGCTTGCTCGCCGCCGCCGGCTGGGCAGGCAGGTACTTCTTGACGACGGCCGAGACCTTGCCAGCCTTCGACGTGTAGTGACTCACCTCGACCGTGATGACACGCCCGACCAGATCGTTCGGATTCAGGCTGAGCACGCCGCCGGCCACGTCGTTGCCGCACGCCGCGGCCAGCTGCTTCGCACGCCAGCCGAGATGCTGCGGGATGTCGTCAAAGACAAACCGGAACCGGCCGTTCACGGCCGACAGACGCAGCGACAAGCAGTCGCCGTTCGGGTTCTCGTCGCACTGCTTGTAGGGGTTCGCCTTCTCTTCCGCCGACTTGATCTCCATCAGATGCGTGCCCGCCGGCACGATGTCGAACTCGGCAGGCGTGGTGGTCATGGGGTCGTCTTGCTGAATGGTGAAGTCCATTTCTCTCGGTCCTTTCTGTTTCAGGCCACATGGGCCGGGGTGTTGCTGTTCTCGAACGCCAGAGCGACGCGCCTCTGCGAGGCGATCCGCCCAATCTCTTCCGCCGTAGCCTGCGTCATGCGTCCACTCACGACTCGGTCGGCCAAGGCCATGACAAGCTGGTCGATCCGCTCCACCGTGGTGGCGTCGGCAATCGCCTTGCTGGCTGACGCCACGACGTTCATGTCGATGTCCACCGGGAACGGTGCCGGCGAAGCCACCGGCTCGCTGTCTGACAGCCACGCAGCAAGCTTGCGGCCCGTCTCGACCGTGATGGGCTTCGGATCGCCGGAGAAAAGTCCAGTGCGGTCCTTGCTCACCGTGGCGTAGTGCCCGTTGTGAATCAGATCCAGGCAGACCGTGAACTCGTACTCCAGGCCGTCGCGGGCCTCGAGCTTCATGCCGAGCTTCTCGACTCGCTTCTTTCCGTTCGGGCCTTCCGACTGAGCAGTCTCGGTCTTTGCCCGCCCGGTGCAGATCATGTGCTTGGGCGAGTGGATGATCCGATCTACGAACCGCCGCCACCGCGGAGTGATGACGCTCCAGGCGCTCCACGTATTTCCCTTGAACGATGCCTTGGCAACGTCGTCAAGGATTTCAAGGCATCCGCCGGGGCCGCTCCAGCACTGCGTCACCGAGTCGATGACGATCACGTCGTAGCCAGCCTTTTCGGCTGCGTCGATGGCTTCGATGTAGGCTTCCGGCGTGAACGGTGGCCTCAAGTCAATGACATCGAATTCATAATCCGAGAAGTTCGGATGCCTCTGGTCGTAGGCGTCGCTTGAGCCTTCTTCCGTGTCGATGACGACACATCGACCACCGAGCCCGCGGGCAAGTTCCAGCCCGCCCCATGTCTTTCCGCTGCCGCTCGGTCCTGAGAGCAGTAGCCGCAGTTTGGTGGCACTGCGGCGGGCCTTTCTGATCTGAACCATGTCGAGTTCCCTTCGTTTTCGTTCCGTTGTGAAATCCCGCTCTGCGTCATGCTCGGCGGGCTGATCCATCCCTTCCGTGGTCTGCCGGTTCCACCGGCTCCTTTCCGCCCGCTGGCCTCCTGCCGGCTGGCGTTCCTTGTTCGCTAGAACGGCACCGCCTGGGCGTCGGTGACCGCGTAGTGCAGGCTGCCGCGATCCGGCACATGACGCCGAACGTGGTAGGTGTCGTCGGTGAGCACCTCGACCACGACGCCAGCGAGCAACTCGCCGGCTTCGTGCCACTTGATCCGGTCGCCAACGGCGTAGGTCGTCGTGAGCTTGCCGTCGCGGATGACGCCGCGACCGCCGTAGGTCTCGTTCATCGCGGCCACAGCACCGTGGTATTCCGCATCACCGGGCATCATTTCGCTGTTCATGCGTCAAACTCCTCTGGTTGGGGGGCGTAATGTACCCGCGTACATATATGGGTCAAGGGTCTACTAAACGATTTTTTGTGCCATGTTTTCCCGTGCGAAACGCACATTGGCGGTACTCGATTGCAGTAGCGTCATTGAGCCCCCACCAACGGTGCCGCAATGCCTAGGTCGGCGAGCGTCAGCACGGCGGGATCGCACTGCTGCGGGGAAACCAGCCACGAATAGGACCGACCGCTCGGGTGAATCGAAGGCGGCAGCACGCTCTGCGCTGGCCTTCCGCCCATGCGTATCTCCAAGCCACCACGCTTTACCCAGCCGCGAGCCGGCAGCGGGTCCGCAAGGCGAAACAGGTGGTGCATGCCACGCTGGCTCGACCAGCACGGCGTCTCGATCTCGCAGAGCGGCGTGCCGTCTGCCGTCTCAAGCTGGCGGAACATCTCGCAGCCCGCGATGTCGTCGTATTCGATGTCGATCAGCCCGCCCGATCCGCAGAGCAGCCCGACGTTGTCGCCGGCCGCGAGCCACGCGGCGATCTCGGAGGGGTCGGAACTGGCGAGCGTGTTCCACGCCATGCCGAGCGGCGTCTTGCCGCGACGGGCAACGCGGACGCAGGAGGCACCGCAATCGAGCAGGGCGAGCATGTCAGGGTCGAGGGGCATCGGAGGGGCTCCAGGGTCATGGGCAAGCTTGGTTTCGTACGATTCGTGCATATGTATACGCAGGTCTTTGCATATCGTCAACGGACAATTCCTAGGGCAGCGTCGGCAAGGTCGAGAGTCGCCCTGCCAAGCTGCCGCAGACGCCCAGGCTCGGGATGCGGCTGGGGCATCGGCTGATAGGCAGGCTGGGCGTAGGGTTGCTGGCTGGCGATCCGCGTGGCGATCTCCAGCATGGCGAGCCGCTGGCGGGTCTCGACCAGCATGGAGCAGCCGGCGGCGAGCACGGCGATGATGAGCAGGGCTCGAAGCGTATCGTGGATCATGGCAGTCCTTTGTGTGTTCGGTTGCCACCCGTTTCGCGGCTGTCGGCTGGCCGGGTGGCCCCACCTAAATAGTCGTTTCGCCTAGCTGGCACGCGATGGCAGTCTGCCGGCATTCCCCTCCAGCACAGCCCGTTCGTATTCGGCAATACGCAAATTGCGGCGAGCAGCTTCAGCGAGGGCCGCCTCCTTGTGGCTCATCCGGCAAGAAGGCTTGCCCTGCACGACTGCCAAGTACCACCCGCGACTATCTCGAAACACCTTCCAGTTGACGCTCTTCATTGACGTGTCCTCGTGTTCGTGGTGATGTTGCCCGCCGGCCCTGTTTTGCCGGCGGGCGAGCTGATTGGTCAGGCAAAGCAACTGAGTGGCAGGCGAATGGTCGCCTTGTCGATGCCGCGTCCGATTGAGCGAAAATCCGGGCTGACAGTCAGAACGTATTCACCGATGAGATGAGCCCACTCGACCTGCCGAACGACGTAGTGCCCGCCACCATTCTTGGTGCAAATCTCGTCGCCAGCCTTGACCGTGCATCCACCAGCGACCATCTCGTCAGCCATCATCCGAATCCCCTTGATCGTTGCGGCGTTCATCGTTTCGTCTCCCGGTTGGCGTCTGCGAGTCTCATTCGCTCGCATGCCCCAATCATATCGGCAGATCATTGCATATTCAATAGGGGTAAATGCCGGGGAAACTCACTTTCCGAAAATTTTTCAGCCGCCCTTGGCTTTGCGGGCGGGTCGGGCTGACTTTGCAGCCCGCTTGGCTGGCCTCTTGGGATCGGCCGTGGCGTCGTCGTCCTGCCCGCTGCGGTCCCGGCCACGCGGGAATCCCACGCCGGCAGGCCGCGCCGCCTCCTCTTCGAGGAACTTTGCCACGCTCTTCCTCTGGATCATCCAGCCGTGGCCCGGAATGAGCGTGCCAGCCAGCCGCTTGCCCTGCGGACGGGGCTTTTCTTCGTCATAAGCCAACCGCGTGACGGTACTCGGGGCGCGAGCCCCGATTTCCTCCATCACCTGCCGAACGGTCATGTAGCCCGCGAACGGGTTCGCCATTGCAATCATGCCCCAATCATATCGTCGGATCAGTGCAGATCAAACCGCCGTGGTGAGTCATGGTCGGCTTGGTCGGCAGCCGACCACGACAGACCACACCCGCGACTTTCAATCCTCCCCTTTGCCTCCGGCGAGCCGATCCGCGTAGGATCGACTGCCGGGGCAAAGTTTCAACGGAGAGGGCTCCGATGAAGTTTTGTACACCTCGGTAGACTAGGGGCCAAAAGGAGGTGTGCGATGACGATGCGAGAGTTGCTTGAGCGGTACGCATTGCTGATGAACCTGTCGGATCGGTCGGTGACGCTGTACGGTCACACCATCGACAAGATGCAGGAGTTCCTCGGGCGTGAGCCACTGGTCGCGGATCTCGAAGACGTGACCGTGTCCAAGTTCCTGAAGTGGCGGGGCACGAACGTGGCTCGCGGGCGGCTCGTGAGCCCGCACACAGTCGCCAAAGACCGCAGCCAGTTGCTCGCGATCTGGAACTGGGCCTGCAAAAAGAAGCTGCACCCAGGCGAGTGGCCCGGGCTGCCGCGACAGAAGAAAGTCAAAAGGACTCCGACCGCCTACACCTTGGACGAAATGAGCCGTCTAGTGCGTGCCGCCAAGGCCCGACGCGGCAGAATGTCTGGCCTGCCGGCGGCGTGGTGGTGGGGGACGATTCTCCAAGCCGCATGGCAGACCGGCGAGCGGATCGGTGCCCTGCTCGATCTGCGGTGGCGGGAGGTCGATACGGCACGGTGCAGGCTCGTGTTCCTCGCCGAAACCCGGAAAGGGCGCGAGCGGGATCTGGTCTCGCCCATCACGCCCGAGCTTGCCGCCGAACTGGAGTCACGTAGGGGCTCACCTGAAGCCCTGGTGTGGCCCAGGACGGGCCATCCGCTCTCGCACTACGCAAGCATGCGGCTGCTCTGCAAAACCGCAGGCGTGCCCTCCAGGGCGTTCCACGCGATCCGCAAGGCGTCAGCCTCCTACGTGGCGGCTGCCGGCGGTGATGCCACTGCTCACCTGGGGCACGCCGACCCGGCGATGACGAGGGGGCACTATCTCGATCCCCGGATCACCGAGACAAAGCGGGGGCTGGATTTCCTGCCGCCGCTGAATCTCTCCGACCCGCCAGCCGAAGGCGGCGACCGACCGGCGGCATAAGCCGGGCACGGCCGGGAGATGTTGAGGAAAGGGAGGGAAACTCAACACCATCGACCGACCGGCCCGGCTCAGTCTCCGCGAATCAGCGACAGGTCGGGCCGCTCATCCCGCTGTGCAATCGTCACCGCCAACTTGCCCTTCACCCGCGACAACTCGAACAGCAGCCGCATGACGTGGGCCGCGAGTACGCCGCTCGTGCCCTGGTCCCAGCAGCCGCTGAACTTGCGGGCGTCGAACTCGCACTGCTGGAGATAGGCGTCGCTCAGCGGCTCGCGTGGCGTGTCGGGGTGGCTCACTTCGTCGCCTCCATGTATGCCGCCCATGCAGCTAGTTCGGCTGGCGTCAGACTGTCACGCAACGCGGCTGGCGTTGTGCCAAGCAAGGTGGCGAGGCGGAAGACGAAGCGGCTCATTCGCCACGCTCCTCGCGGTGCAGTAGCAGAGCGAGCAGCGAGTAGCTGGCGAGGTCGAACAGGTTGTCCTCCAGGCTCTCGTTCTCCAGCCGCCCGGTCGCGTTGTACGCGGCAAGCCTCGTCACCTTGTCGCTCAGCCGCACCATCGCCC